TCGCGCAAAATACATATTCGCGCTCAACAATTATCTCGAAAAAAATAAGGTTGTAATATCAAACAAATTAAAGAGATTTCCCAAGCAAGTTCAGAATTATTTAGATCTTTTAGACGAAGTCAGTAAGTTTTTTGCCGATTCTTATGACCATTTAAAATATAAAATTGCACAGGATTTTTATTATGGAGACGTTCCTAAGGAAAAGATTACGAAGATTTTTTCTCTTTCAAAAGAAGAATGGCGCGATCTTATAAAACCAAAAGATTATAAATAAACAACCTTTAGCAAAATGTTAATCTTTTTATCTCATAATAGTGTCAGAAGTGGGGTGTATGAAAGATGAGATTATTTGTTTTAACATTAGTTACAACTTTTTTTAGTGTGAATGCCGACTTTAGTGTGGAAGGTATCAAAAATTGGTTTAAGGATTTATATAACAAAGGATCTGCCAAAGTCGAATCCGGGATAGAAGATCTAAAAACATCTACCGCGGGACAGCAAGTAAGTAACTTTGTGGATGAATCCAAAGATACTTTTCGAAGCTATCGTAAAGGAATGCTTTCTCCGGAATTCTTAAATGCACGAAAAAATCTGCTGGATTATACCAAAAAATTAATTAAAGAGTTGGACGCTGATATTCATTCGCTGAGTCAGTTAGATGACATAAAATTTCACGATAGAGTTGCCATATATAAGGATGGAAGAAATTATGTAAAAGCCCTGGAAAAATGTTTGTCCGCAGAACTGGATAACCTTTCTGACGCAAAAACTATGAAAGAATCTGTGGATGTAAATATGGGTGAGATTGTTAGCATACTAACAGATGAACTTATATTTTCTTATATAGATGATCTGAGACAAGCGCATCAGAATTTTAATATGACGTTTGAACAATTGGAAAACGATCTGAAAAACAAGAAATAGTTTTCAAAATGTGTTAAAATGACCTGTTTTTGTGAGGTCGGATGGCTGCTGCTTATGCAGAGGAAAGTCCGGACTCCTTGAAGGAGAGTGCCGGGTAACGCCCGGCGGTGTTGGCTTTTTGTTTCTATACTGTATGTATTTTTGAAAAGTCGGCGCTAGGGAAAGTGTAACAGAAAATATACCGCCTGATTTTCAGGTAAGGTTGAAAAGGCGAGGTAAGAGCTCACCGCATGTTTGGTAACAAACATGGCAGTATAAACCCCACTCGGAGCAAGACCAAATAGGAATAACGTGCCCTTCACACTATGTTATTCGGGTAGGTTGCTAGATGTCTGCGGTAACGTAGATGCAAGATGAATAGCCATCGGAATCGAAAGGTTTTACAGAATCCGGCTTATAGACTTCACAAAAACCTAACATTTTGAAAAATCAATCAGATTATTTGAAAAATTTCATGAAAAAAAATAAAAAATTTATATTGTATTCTTTGTCTCAAATTTCAGAAAAAAAACACTTTTTAAACAATGATTGTTATATAAAAAATATAAAAAAATTTTCGAAAAAAAATAATAAAATGTGCAAAAAACAAGGTTAACTTATTGATTTTCCTAAAAACTACCCTCTAGTTGCAATATTATTTTTTTTGTTTTATTAATAAAAGCAAGCTAGATAGCGAAATGAAAAATATGAAACTGGTTCTCGTAAGATCCTTATAAGGGACTATCAGTACCTAAGAAACTACAGCGCAGATTCGTCTGTAAACGGTAGGTGGCGTTTCCCACCTACCGACAATTTTTTTACACAACGATGCGTAACTACATCTTGTGGCGTGGTTATCGTTTTCTAATTTTATTTCGCGAAAGCCTGTAAATAGGCCCTTCAAGCTTAAAAAGTGAAAGGGGAAAGGAAATGTTTAATTTTTTTAACAAAACAGCGAAGCGAAAAGAAACATTAGTTGCTCTGCGGGGAACAAATCCTGAATGGACTCCGAATAATTATCATTCATTGGTTTCGGAAAGTTTTCAGAAAAATGTTTTTGCTTTTCGATCTATAAATTTGATTGCATCCGGCATTGCATCTATTCCGATGTATGTAAAAAACGGAGATCTGACAATAAATCCCAAACTGACAGACTTATTGTCTCATCCGAATAAAGAACAAGGAAGAAGTTCGTTTATCACAAGCATTGTGAGTTATTTACTTTTATCCGGAAATGCTTTTATTTACTCAGATGAAGATAATCTGTATTGTTTAAGATCCGATCGTGTAAAATTGGTCTTCAATGAAGCCAAAACTGCAGTAAAATCATATGTTTACGAAGTCGACGGAGTCAGAATTCCCGTGGATTTGGAAGATATTTTGCATATCAAGTTTTTCAATCCGACTGACGATTGGTTTGGATTCGCGCCGTTGCGTTCTGCGATGTATGCAATTGATCAATACAACGAAATGTCGAAACACAATCTGAGTATTTTGCAAAACGGAGGTCGTCCGAGCGGATGTTTAATTTTGAAAGATTGCAAATATCTTGATAGTACAACGCGTGAAGAAATGAGACAAAACCTCAGTGAAGTTTACGGTGGTTCAAAAAACGCCGGACGAATTATGCTTTTGGAAGGAGGATATGAATGGCAAGAGATGGGGTTGTCTCCTAAAGACTTGGATTTCGCGGAAGCTCAAAATACAATTGCGCGTGAAATTGTTCAGGCTTTCGGAGTTCCTCCGATTTTGGTCGGAATTCGCGGTGATGCTTCTTTCAATAATTATCGTGAAGCGCGTGCGCATTTTTGGGAAGACACAGTTTTACCTTTGGCGGAACTGATTCGAACTCAATTTACGGATTGGCTACGCAAAAAATACAAAACCGACTGCGAAATTTATTTTGATTTGGATTCCGTTCCTGCGTTGATTACAAAAAGAGAAAAACTTTGGGAAAAAGTTTCTAACGTAGATTTCCTTTCAACAGATGAAAAACGAGAAATTTTGGGATTCCCAAAACTATCAGCCGAAAATCATTCAGAAAAGGATAAGGAAAATGAAAATTAAATCAATAAATGAAAAAGGCCAAATAGAAGGATATGCAAGTGTGTTCAGCGAATTGGATTTAAACGGAGATATCGTTGAGCAAGGCGCTTTTACAAAATCCATCGAAGAATTTTCAAAAGGAAAAAAGCCGAAATTGTTATGGCAGCATGATATGAGCGAGCCGATCGGAATCATTGATGATTTACAAGAAGATGATTATGGATTATTTATTCGAGCTCATCTTCTCATGGATCTTCCGAAAGCAAAAGAGATCTATTTGTTATTGAAAAACAAAGCGTTAGATGGATTTTCTATCGGTTACAGAATCCGAAACCATTTTATGAAAAATAATCAAAAGCATCTGACTGATATAGAGTTGTTGGAAGTATCAATTGTAACTTTTCCGGCGTGTGAATCGGCTACGATCGATGCCGTAAAATTCGATCAAAATACTATAAAAAATTTAGAAGGAAACAATAAAATGAGATTACCATTAAATACAGAAACACATGAAAAATTTGCAGATTTTATTCGCAGCGGAGCGGATAATTTTTTAAGAAAATCGCTTAACGAAACTTCCGATAAAGACGGAGCGGTTTTTCTTCCGCAAAACATTTTACAAAAGATCGACGATAAAATGATCTATCTTTCTCCGATGCGAAGTATTTCGCGAATCACAACAATTTCGACGAGTTCGATAGATATTCTGGTCGATGATAAACTTCCGGGAGCAAGCTGGTGCGCAGAAAACAGCGAGCACAAAGAAACTTCTTCTCCCGAACTGAAAAAAATCAAGATTAATGTTCATGAGTTGTGCGCAAAACCGAAGGCAAGTCAGATACTTTTAGATGACGCTCAGATTGACGTAGAAAATTGGTTGATTGAAAAAATTTCTGAGAATTTCGCGACTTTGGAAGATGATGCTTTCATAAACGGAGATGGAAAAAATAAGCCTCGCGGATTTTTGAAATGTAAAACTTCGCGCGAATCCAAACCTGATAATTTGCAATATTTTTTGAGTGGAGCGAAGGGAAAGTTTGCGGATTCAGAAACAGCTTTAAACACTTTGATTGAGATGGTTTGTTCTTTGAAACCTCACCATGTGAAAAACGCAACTTGGATCATGTCTCGATCTGCTTTAGCAGAAATTCGCAAGATCAAAAATCACGATGGAGTTAGCATTTGGCAAATGTCGATGTCTGAAGCAACTCCCGCAACTTTGCTGGGATATCCCGTTATAATTGATGACAATATGCCGGCTTTGAATTTCGAATCTGGAACTTTCTCGGTTGCTTTCGGAGACTTTTCGAGCGGATATCAGATTGTTGATCGCCAAGGATTATCTGTACTTAGAGATCCATATACTTCAAAACCGTTCGTAGAGTTTTTTATTTCAAAAAGAGTCGGTGGAGATGTCGTTGATTTCGACGCGATTAAACTCTTGAAATTCGATAACGCCGAATAAAAATCCGGAGGAAATAAAAATGGATTTAAGATTAAAAGAAAAAGTTGAGGGTGAAATTATCACCCTCGGCGATGCGAAGGGATATATCCGCGCAAATGGAAATTATGATGATGATTTGATTCAAACTTTGATAAAATCCGGGCGCGAAATTATCGAAAAAATTTTGCAACAATCTATTCTGCGCGAAACTTGGATTTGTAAATGTTTTCGAACAGAATTTATAAACAGAAAATCACATATCTATCCAAATATTTATCGTTCAATAGTGACAATTCCGTTTCCAAAAAAACCAGTGTTGGAAGTTAGAAATGTTTTTGCTAATGATTTTGCGATAAATCCCAAAAATTACTGTATCGAAAAACACGGACCTAAATATTATCTGATAATTCATAATTTGCGGCATTTGGATGAAATAAATTATTTTTCTTTCGAATTTGATGCCGGAGTTGCGCAAGATATTAAGTCCGTTCCAAGCATCTTTCGAATAGCCAATTTAATGATTGTTGCTCAGCATTATGAAAAGAGAAATTCTGATGAGAATTTTGTTCCGAAGTCGGCACAAAACATGCTGACCAACTACATTCAATACGGAGGTTTTTAGCGTGATGAAACGACTGTTTAATATAAAAATAAAAATCGAAAAATTAGAGAAAAAACTTTCAGAAAATAATGTTTGGAAAACAGAATTCATTCCTTGGAACGAACTGTGGGCATCGATTCAATTAGGAAATATCGCTATCACGAAAACCAACTATATCTTTCGGATAAAATGGCGCGGAGAATTTCCGAAAAAATTTCGTGTGATTGTTAACAATGTGATTTTTATTCCGACACAAACAGCCGCAATTGATCTGAAAAATGATTTGGTGATTTTTCACGCAGTGAGAGAAGGAGAAGAAAAATGATCTCTTGGGATTTTGGTTTAATTAATGCGTTAAAAGAAAAAATCGGCTTGGAAATTTATCCGTCGGAACCGCCAAACGAAATCGGTCATCCGTATTTGATTTTGGAAGTCGGTGAAACAAAATATCAATTCGATCATACAATTTTAGCGGAAATAAATATTCATATTATCGATACGGAAAAACCCTCAAATCGAGGTTATGAAATTTGCAAAAAACTACAACAAATTTCGATGGAAGATTTAGTGTTGCGTTTCGAAAATTCAGAATGCGGAAAAGCCGCAATAAAAATCGATCGAATTTTAACAACAAAAAATGATCAAATCATAAAACTTATTTCAATCATACAACTAAAAAATATGGAGGAAGAATAATATGGAAATTTTAAAGAAAAACGCAGAAAAAGCTTTAATGATTGCTGAGAAAAAATTAGCGCGAGCAGTAGATGTATATAAAGAAAATAAAAATAATATTCCGCAAAAGTTAGGAAAGAAATTTCAAAAACTTTTGGATGCCTGTTTGGATTTCCTAAGAGAAGTCAGAACTATCTTGAATGGAGGGAAAAAAATCTATGAATAAAAATTCGGAAAATGAATCAGACGATTTAGATGAAAATTTTTCAGATGAAAGTTTGGCTGATTATTTGGAACTTTTAATTCGGGTAACTCCGACAACGATGCCCGAATGGATGAATTAATGAAAGAAGAAGAGAAATGAACGAAATTATTTTGGGAATCGCCGGTCTGCCACAGGAAAGAACGAGAAATTGTGTACAAGAATTGTTTCCGGTCGCAAACGGTGAATTCAAAAAATCAATCAACGGAAATTTGATTTTCGTTGAAACATCTGATCGCCAAAAATATCGAAGTATAATTTCCTGCAACGATTTAAATTCATCGATTATTGATAAAATTTGGATTGGAACTCAAATCAATATCGGATGCATTCAAAATTTGTGTCAGGTAATTCGACCGGGAGAGACGGTGTTGGACTTAATACGTCCCGCCGTCGCCAATTCGATCAGAGTTATAAATCATTTGGGAAAAAGTGTTTTGTTTTCTGTTTTAGGAAATCAAATTATATTGCAAAAACCAAACGATCAAAAAATTTTCGTCAGTTTTAAACCGTGGCTGACGATGTTGGTTACAAATTTTTCAATGAAAACCAACGAATGGAAAATGGAGAACGGTTGGAAATTAGAGTCGGAAGAAATTTAGGAGAAAAATTATGAAAATAACAAAGAAAAAAATCTACATGAACATTATAAATCAATTACAAAATATCAAAAATCAAATAGAAGAAATGTATGAATGTTGTGCCGAAATCGATAAGTTGCACGAAAAATATTTGAAATTTCCAAAGCGCCGTTCAAAAAACTATCCGTTTTTCTCAGATAAACTGACCGGATGGCTCTTTTTGGAAGAAATAGTGTAGGAAAAATCGGAGATATGATCTGGACAACGAACTCAGACTTTTGCTTTCTCTCTTTTTCTTCTGCGGTTTTCGCTGTATCCCAAATAAAGAGTGCTCGGAATCAAAATCAGCGCACCCGCGTAGACATTTTTTCCGGGAATTTCGAAGAAAAAAATGAAGGCGAAACAAGCACTTACCAACAATTCCAAATAACGATACGGCGCAACGGCGGAAACATCCACCAAGCTGAAAGCCTTGAAAATAAAATATTGAATAAGGTTTCCTCCAACCCCCAAAAGGAACAGCATCGCCAACTCAAAAGGAGTCGGAGT